TAATAGTTAATCTATAAGAAGATTGCGTTATCGGAATTCCACTTGAAGGTAAACCTTCTGTTGAAACTGACCAAGAAAACGTTGTTTCATTTCCAGATTTAACATTTACTTCTACAGGATATGCTGGTGTAAATGTTGTCTTAATAGATTCATATGTTACTTCAAGGTAAGGACTAGCGTTTGTTATTTCATAAACACCAAATTGTTTTCTCTCGAAGTACCAATAACCGGTGTTATTCTCTAGCCTTGATTCCGTAGGATATGTAGAATAAGAACCTTGAAAATCTGGGATACCAACACAATGGCCATTTTTCCAAGCATTAACATAGAAGTTTATCTGTGATGCATTAAATGTAGTGTTATCACTTATGTTAGATGTTTGGTGTCTTGCAATCTGGCCAAACGAACCTCTATTACTATAAGTAATACTGTTGTATCGATTTCCTGCATATTCAACAAAAGGGCAAACAGAACTAATTACTGAATATCTATTTGAAGGTGGTGAACTATACACATTAGAACTATTTACATCTGTTCTGTATTGAACCCTTCTATTCGCTGAAGTGTATGGATCAGATGTTGTACGGAATGCCTTGTACTCACCGTACAACTTCTCATATCTAATAGTTCCTATGTGAAATCTAATACCTGTGATTCTTTTATCATTTAGTGATACGTTACTTGGCCATTTAAAACCAAATCCACAAAAACCAGCGGAGTTAGAAGGATAGAATTCATTGATACCAGATATCCAAACGCTATCACCTGCATAGTTCGAATTGGGGTATTCTCCCCACCATCTAGCACCTACTGCTTTAATTGTTAAACTACCCATTATGCGAAACCTCGTCTTGAATTGCTTAATCCATTAACTGCATCTACTACATCACTAACTGATTTTAATTGGCTCAAATCACAGTTCATTGTGATGTTATATGTATTGGATGCCATTGAATTACTTGTTGCGTTATTGTAGATTGATGAACCTGTTGGAAGATTAACAAGTTCTGGCCCTTCTTCACCAACCCAAGTAAGGCCACCTCTCCAAGCAGATGTTCCGCTTGCGTTATGTCCTACGTAGTTACCAAGTATCTTCTGTGCAATACTTCCTCCGATACCTACATTAGACATTTCAAGGATTGCATTCTTCCAATCACCCTTAATCAAATCAATAAATGCTTGAGCAGTATCAACAATATCTTGAATCTTGTTTTTAACTATCGTTAATGGGTTTGCTATATTGTTTGCAATCTCACCCATCATACTCAAAGCATTAGCAACTTCAGTAATAGTATTTGCAATTGTTCTAAAATCCAAACTGTTGATTTTCTCAAGAACAGGAATAAGTGCTTGAGCAAGTTCAGCACCTACTGCACTCTTTAAGAATGTAATGTTCTGCTGAAGTTCTCCCATTGCAGCAGAATAATCATTAAGGGCTTGGATTTCTTCCTGTGTAAGGAAACTTGTCATTGTGTTGGCTATTTCCTTTAATCCACTACTTCCCTTTGCTATTACTGCATTAAGATTAGCGTAAGCATTACCAAAAAGTTCAGAACCTAACTTTGCTTTCTTGGTTGATTCAGTAACACCATTAATTTTATCAATAGCATCATTGAATACTGCCTGTGTGCTTCGTAGTTTTCCGTTTGCATCTTGAATCGATACACCAAGTTCTGCAAATGCAGTTTTTGCTTCTCTATCTCCTGCGTTGGCTTTCTGCATCGCATCAGCTAAACTACTAAATCCATTGGAAATAGTATCAACAGAAGTTCCTGTTTGTGCTGCTATCATTTCCCACTCTTGAGCAAGGTTTGTACTCCAACCGTTGTTCTCTGATAGGCTAGTAAGTTCAGCAGCATATTCTGTACCAACATCTAGACATTCCTTCATTTCTGCAATAACTGCTGAAATGGCATTGCCTACGATATCCATACCTGCGGCAAACAGGTCTGCAACATCGACAACCGCATTTAATCCACTAGAAAATACTTTAGTTGATTCACTTGCATCTTCTAAATCATTGCCTGTGCTTTTACCTGCTTCACCAATATCTTCAATTTCTTGTTTTGCTTTCTTTGCATTGTCTTGGAACTCACCGATATCAAGTCCCAGAACAATACTCTTTTTATATCCTTTTGCCATTTTTACCACCAAGGAATTGAACTCATACTGTCAACATTCGGTGCAGATTGTTTTTTGTTCGCTCCTGTATATTGATTAAGTATGAAACATATTTTTCTATAAGAAGATTTCCAGAATTCAGATTCTGTATGATGTAGCACTTCTACATACATATAAAATGCATCATCAATTCCAAAATCTATTTCTTCACACTTGATGATGTCCTCGTTTTTTTTTCTGATTTTTCATCACTTGGAATCATCGAATTTTTATATGTTCCTATAATCGTTTTGTAATGCTCAAGTGAAAGCATCTTTGTTAATTCAACTGCTTCTTCATAAGTAAAATCTTCGTGATTAGCTTTGATTCCACAGTATATTATTATAGGCAACATTACATTTGTTGGTATTTTGTCGTAACTTTCATATGGAAGTTTTGTAACTTCTTCCTGCATATACGCCATAGCCAACATATTGAAACTACAAGTATATGCAGTTCCATCAGTAAACTGAAGATTGATTTCTTCAATTGGTTTTACGTTGATTGTTTTCAAATTTCCCTCCCAAGAAATAGAGGATGGGAAGTCCTCCCATCCTCATTAAACAATTAAGGTGTTACAACTGCACTAGGGCCAGATGTAAACCATTTAGCAGCCTGTGTTGATACGAAATCTGGATTAGATGCATCTGCAAACCATTTAAGGTTATCATCAGAAATTCTCTTTACAAACTCGATTTCGATTGTATCGGTTGAGTAAGTAATATTATCTTCACTCTGTGTAAGTGTTTCATTCATTGGCTTTGGTCTACCCTTTAAAAGCCATACATACTCTGACTTGCCATCACTCTGTTCAATCTCATAACCGAATGCTATATAATTAGCAGTTTTTCCTGCTTCAATCTGGATTACTCCGTTTGTTACTGTGTAGTTATAAAGGTCTGCCTGTACTTCTACAGGAATCTTGGTTGCTTGGTATGAAACAGTAATACCTGTAAGAACAGAACTTGAATCAACCTTTGCACCGTTGCCGTATAACTGACCACTTGAAACAGATGGTGTAAGCTGAATTTGCTGGGCTTCACCGAATGTTTTAACTGTATCGTAAGTAGTTCCTGCTGAAGTATCAGTAAGCATAACGCAATAAACAGGATGCTTAACGTTAATCTTATAAGCCTGTTCTGACGTTGACATACTCATTTTAGTTTCCTCCTATGATAATAATATTCATTGTAGATTGCCACATATCCGCATCTTCAAAATATGTATAGTCTGGATCTGATATGGCGTATCGATTATTGCTACTCAATGTAGTGAGCAAAGACATTGTATTAGTTACAATATCTGCTTTACTTGAATAAAACATATTAAGTGCAAGATGCAATTTTGTGTCTTGTATTTGTCCGTTGCCTTTAAAACTTGATGTCATAAATGGATTAATGAAAAAACACCCATCCATTACAGGTTCACCTGCTTCTAGGCTTGGAATCTCTAACAAATCTTGTATAGTATTAATTAGTCGTGTCATCTACAATTCCCTCAACATACCCATCGATAAGCATATCAACTTTATGTTGCGATGAAGCTAATGCTTTATCTATGAAATGCAACCCTGCCACTATTGTAGCTTTCATTCCTTTGGCGGTCTTATATCCATCACGCCTACGAAGTTTACCACTTGAAAAGTTATTACTTAAATGGTCATCATTAACGATATGCCATTTGTAACCTGTTTCGTGTGCACCACGTACAGAAACGTATCTTTCACCTGTTGCACTAGTACGCAAGTCATAGGTTACTTCGTCTTGCATATGAACATGGTGTTTCTTACTTCTTGGCAAGGCTTGGCGTACTGCCAAATATATAGTTCTCCCTATATCATCTAATACAGGGTCTACATCTTCACCTTTTTTCACCAAAGAATCAATCTCTTTGTTAATGTCTACGATTGCATCATCTACAAAAAATCTAGGCTTCATCATTTAACCGTTATCTGCATAGCAGATTTACCTTTTGAGTATGTTCTAACAATTTCGTGCAACTCACCATCATATTTAATGTGTGTTGCTCTGTATCTAGTGCCATTAACCGTAACATCTGCAAGTTTGTAATCGTCTGGCCAAATAGTGAATATATACTTCGGTGCAAGTCCTACGCCATAAGAAGCATAAAACTCATTCCGTGTTACGCTCTCTGCTTTAGCCATAAGTGTAACTTCTTTATGTTTCACATCTTTACCATCTTTATATGTAGTTACTAATTCAATTACATCTCGCATCATTACTATGCACCCATATAATCCGTACTTTTACGAAGATTCTCCAATTGGTAACGCCAAGAACGTTCATATCTTGATGCTTCGTTACCTTCTGAATACTCTTTCTGACAGAATGTTTTAATTGCCTTTGTTATTAATGCATCATTATCCGCATTGGCTTTAGTTGATAGCACACCAGAACGGATTAACTCCGCTCTGGCTGCTTCAATGTTTTCTTCAATATCTGAATCAAATGCGGTTGTAGTAATACCAAGGGCAAGTTTAACTTTGTCCAACATTTTGATTCACCTCATTTTGTCGGCTGCTTCT